GAGGTAATATAGGAAAATTAAATGAGTGAAACAACCATGACCCCAGATAATGGGAGTGGCGAGCTTACAGTAAGTCAAGCAGCCAATGCTTTTGAAAGTTTATTAAACCCACAAGAGGCCTCAACAGAGCAACCAGAAGGTGGCGAAGAGCAACAAGTAGAAGCAGAAGCTCAAGAAGCAGAGCCACAAGAATCAGAGCAATCTGACGAAGAGGTAACTGACGAAGAACAAGAAGAAACTGAAACTGAAGAAGAGGAACAACCACGCTACAAGGTAAAAGCTGCTGGCGAAGAAAAGGAAGTCACCCTTGATGAATTAGTTAAAGGTTATCAACTTGGTGCTGATTACACTAAAAAGACCACTGAAGTGGCTGAACAACGTAAGGCTGTTGAAGCTGAACGTAAAGCTATTGAAGAGGCAAAGTATGCTCGTGATACATATGCTCAACGTTTGCAAGCTATTGAGGAATTTATCGTAGCTCAAACTCCACAAGAGGACTTAGCTTCTCTAAAGGAAAACGACCCTATAGGCTATGCAGTTAAGATTGCTGAACTTTCTGAAAAGAAAGAACAACTCGCAGCTATAAGAGCAGAGCAAGCCAGAATTGCACAAGTGCAACAATCTGAGCAAGCAAGAGCCATGTCTGAAAGAGTTGCACAGGAAGCATCTAAATTGGCACAAGTCCTACCAGAGTTTTCAGACCCAACCAAAGGCGAAAACCTCAGAAAAGAGATTCGTACTTATGGTAAAAGTTTAGGGTTCACAGATGAAGAATTATCTTCAGTCTATGACTCTAGACACGTTGTTACATTGCACAAGGCCATGATGTATGACAAATTGCAAAAGTCAAAACCAGCCTTGACAAAGAAAGTAGCTGAAGCACCTAAGATGATGAAGTCTGGTACTGTAGCGAAAGCAGGTAACAATGAAACGATCAAGAAACAAACTCAACAGTTGCGAACATCTGGAAAAGTAAAAGATGCAGCAGCTTTATTTGAACAATTTATATAAGAAAGAAGAATAAAACATGGCAACATATCAAACCTATACAGCTATAGGTCAACGTGAGGACTTAACTGACGTTATCTATAACATTTCACCAACAGAAACACCATTTATGTCATCAGTTGGCAAAACTAAAGCTACTGGTGTTTTACATGAGTGGCAAACAGACTCATTAGCTAACGTTAATGGTTCTAACGCTGCAGTTGAAGGTGCAACAGCATCTGACGCTACATTATCACCAACAACACGAGTTGGTAATCGTACACAAATCTCACAAAAAACTGTGAAGATTGCTGGTACTTTAGAAGCAGTTAACAAAGCTGGTCGTAAATCTGAAAAGGCTTACCAATTAGCTAAAGCATCTGCTGAAATCAAACGTGATATGGAATACATCCTTTTAAGCAACCAATTAAATGCAGCTGGTAACGCAACAACAGCTCGTACACTTGGTGGTTTACAAGCATGGTTAAACACTAACTACGTTGGTGGCACAAATGGTACTGCTGGTTCTGGTGGTACTACAGCTCGTGTTTCTGGTACAGATGCAGCATTCTCAGAAGCAATGTTAAAATCAGCTGTTAAGAAAGCATACACAGCTGGTGGTAACCCAACAGTGTTAATGGTAACTCCAACACAAAAACAAGCTGTATCAGCATTTGCTGGTATCGCTGCACAACGTTTCATGGCTCCAGCTGACAAGCAATCAACAATCATTGGTGCTGCTGACGTTTACCTTTCAGACTTTGGTACTATCTCTGTTGTTCCTAACAGATTTATTCCAGCTGACAGTGGTGACAGTGGTGAAGTTGCATTCGTGCTTGATCCAGAAATGGCAGCAGTTGCATACTTACGACCATTTGCTACTAACGAATTAGCAAAAGTTGGTGACGCTGACGTAACTCAACTCTTAGTAGAATACACACTAGAAGTTAAGAACGAAGCTGCTCACGCAATTATTGCTGACTTAGCAGAGTAGTTGTAATTAGATTAGGCCTATCTTTTGTGGTAGGCCTTTTCTACCTAAGGATATAAATGAAACCTACAACATTTAGAACATCTGTAGCACATGATACAGAAAAAGGTCTAGTGCTTGAAACTAGACAAGATATTAGTGACATTATTGAGAATAATAATGCACAAAGAAAATTAACAGACAGAAACACTCGTTGGGGTGATGACGTATTTGACAATAAGATTGCATCTATTCCAATGACAGTAATTGATACGCTAAACCATAAAGGTATTATGCGAGGTTTCCATATCGTTGACCAAAAACGATTTAAAGAATTCTTGAACGATCCAGATAACAGAGTATTTAGAACACGAGAGGGTAGAGTTTAATGGCTTTTACATCATATACAGACTTAAAGTCTACAGTAGCTGACTACTTAGCTCGTAGTGACTTAACAACACAGATCCCAGATTTTATTACATTAGCAGAAAATAGATTAAGACGTGATCTTCGTATTCGTCAAATGCTAAAATATGTTACAACAAACACAGTTGCAGGTGATGGCACAGTGGCCTTACCTAGTGACTTCTTAGCAATGCGTGATTTACACATTGAAACAAATCCAGTAAGTGTGATTGAATATCAAAGTCCTAGTAATTTCTTTAGAAACGCTAGAACAACAGACTCTGGCCTTCCTACAATGTACACAGTATTAGCAACAGAATTTAAATTTGCACCAGTACCAGATA